ATGCAATATACAGAATTTTGAATTTGGACGTTGGGTCAATGTGACGGTTGTCTTGAATAATAATGTATGCGATACATACATTGATGGTAAATTATCTAGATCCTGTGTATTAAAAGGACAGTTTGTAGTTAGTGGAAAAACAAAGGTATTTATTCTCAATCAACTAGCTGGATCAGTGCGCACAGATTTTAACGGATCTCTTTCAAATATGGTGTTCTATAATTATGCCCTTGCTCCGGATGATATTTACCGTATTTATATGACTGGGCCTTCCGGTGCAAATACTTCATTGCTTACATATTTATATTCATTCTTTGGAAGACTTACAGCTACAACTGCAAATACGGCGGCGGCGGCGGCGGCTGCTACTTAATTGAATAAAAGGCAGAAATCATCCAAAACTAAATCGTGATAAGATTTAGATTTAGATGTCGTCCTTCAACTCTTCAGTAGCAATCGGATATTTATCCGCTGTAGGATTTGGTCCTGAACTCGTAATTGGACTTGTTTTTACTCTTCTTATTTTTGCAGTTATGTTTAGTCTTCAAGCCTTCTTCAAGCTTCTTGCAACCTATTCTACGGCAAAAGTAACTCTCATTGAAAATACAGTGACATCGGATAATGCAATTGTACTTACACAGGATCCTTCTGATACTAAGAGTAAATTGATTATTCCGTCAGATAATCAATTAACAGGTGTTGAATTTACGTATGCATTCTATTTACTTGTAAATTCTAGCACATTTAATTCTGATACTACAGATGATACTCTCAGACAAGTATTCTACAAGGGATATTCTAAACCTTTCCCATTAATGGGCCCTGGTGTCTTTATTTTTGAGAAAACAAACACAATGCGTATCTTTATGAATTCATATCAGACCTGGTATTCATATGTAGATATTCCCAATATTCCTACTGGAAAATGGTTTCATACGGCTCTTGTTTTCCGATCAAATAACTTGGAAGTCTATATCAACGGCAATTTAACTGCACGTGTTCCAATGGATAAGACATATCCTTACCAGAATTCACAGAACTTAATCATTTTTGGAAATACTACTACATCTACGCCAAGTGGGACATCATATACTAAACTTGATGGAACAACTGGAACGCATAAAATTGCTAAAAGTATAAGTGGCCAGATCAGTCGTTTCTACTATTATGGATATGCACTCTCCTTTAGTGAAATCCAGGCACTTACCACATTTGGTGCATCTTCTACAATTGATACACCTTCACAAGCCATGAACTCAATTTCATTGACTGATACTTGGTACACTTCTGGGCAGTAACGACTGCAAGGCAAGTAACGACTTCTGGGCAGTAACGACTGCAAGGCAAGTAACGACTGCAAGGCAAGTAAATACGCCTAAGGCGGATATAAGAATAATAGATATTTGGAACAGGTAAATGACAGGAGGGGGACTTTTTATCCTTGTAGCCTACGGCTCTCAAAATGTCATTCTAAGTGGAAATCCACAAATGACCTATTTTTATAAGGTTTTTCGTAGATATTCTCATTTCTCGATGGAGAATGTAATCCAGCAGATGGATGGACCTGATGAATTATTCTTTGACCAGAATATTCAAGTTCGCAGTAAAATCCAACGTATAGGTGATTTAATGAGCGACATGTATTTTACATTTCGTCTCCCTGATATTTATAGTAAATATACTACAACGAGGCCAGGTGTCCCTAAATATCAATATGAATTTGCCTGGACACGATACATTGGTGCGGCACTTATAAACAACGTAGCTTTTTTCATCGGTGGCCAAAAGATCCAGGAATTTGATGGAACCTATTTGCTCTCAAAAGCCCTCGTTGATTATCCAACTGAAAAATACAACAAATGGCGCACGTTAGTTGGCGATGTTCCTGAATTATCAGATCCAGGCAATGGTGTCTATGCAGGTGGCTCAACACAGACAGGATATCCTACTGTAATTAAGGATTCTGCACGTGATACAGGTGCGCAAATTAATCGTCCTTCTATCTTTGGACAACTCATTCACGTACCGCTACCCTTTTGGTTTGCAGAAAATGAAGGAAGTTCATTACCTCTCGTTGGCCTCCAGTACCATGACTGTGAAGTACAGATTAAATTAAATAGTATTAATCAACTCTATACAGTTCTTGATGCGTCTGGATATCGCGTGCGGCCTAGTGTTCAAACTCTCGCCCCTCAAGTTGCAATTAATAGCAATAATCCTGAATATGCAACAGTAAATGATTTAAGTGGAGAACTCCGATCGTTTTTAACGGATATTGGAAGTTTTACACCTGCATTGAATACATGGTCTCTTCAGCCATCAATTCAATGTACGTATGTGTATTTACCTGAAGAAGAACGAAGTGTATTTGCATCAACCCCATTATCGTATCTTGTTCATCAAGTGACACCCTATAATTTTCCAACTCTCTTTAATCGGCAACTTTTAGATATAGAAGTTCATAATCCTATTGAACGTCTATTATATGTAACTCGTCGATCAGATACTCTACAATACAGAAATGGCTTTGAGAATTTTACAAATTGGTTTAATTATCCTGATGCTCCGTACTTGCCTCCTGGAGGGGCAACACCTCTAACAGCAGCAGCCTATTCATCTGGAACTCTACTTCCTAATGCACAACTTGGTATTCTGCAGAGCCTGCGAATTCTCTGTGATGGCAATGAAATCCAAGAAGAAAAGCCAGTGGATTTCTTTACAAAGATCACACCATTTCGTTATACAAGTGGAAACGCAAATACAAATATTCCTGTTTATACATTTTCTCTTACGAGCCCTGGAACTCAGCCTGCAGGATCTATTAATGCAAGTCGCATTCGTGTTTTCCAAACAGAAGTTAATCCATTTCCTCTGCCAACAGGAACAAATTATGTCTATGATTTGACAATTTATGTAGAAAATATTAATTTCTTAGAAATTACTGGAGGTATGGGTGGCCTCAAGTATGCTTTGTAGTCTTAGTCTTAGATCGTGTCTTATCACGGAGTCGGATTTCCATAAATCCGCTCTTTCTGTGAGGATTGACTGCCACATAATCAGGATATCGTTTAATTAATTCTTTTACAGCCTTCTCTTGATTTTCCTTGGTCCGATTTAATTGCATTCCACCAGGAGTTTTATAATAGGCCGTTTGCGGAGAAACAAAATTAAGACGAACAACCTTTTTGTCCTTACTGTAAAATAAGAGTGTCCTCAGATAGTCTTCTTTTTCAGAAAAGTCTAAAGTAACTTCCTTTCCCGGGTTCCTTTGTCCCCAAAAACTCCCTACGATTAAACGTAGATCTGTTGTGACTGTATTTTTCATAAAAAATCCATTGGCACTTGGATAGACTCCCCAGAGACGCGCACCGACTGCATCTGCCTCTTTGAATCCACGCTTAATAAGACCTTTAAGACTTTTCAATGGCACTTCTTTTCTTTTTGCAGTTTCTGAGAATTCAATAAATCCACGAATATCATCGTCTGCACTCACGATCTTTTTACCTACAGGAAAATATCGATTTATTACATTTCGTGCATTATGAAGACCCTTTTCGGCAACAATGATTTTATTATAGGAGCCTGGATCGAGTGCAGCTTTATAGGCCTCTTCTTCAGACTCATCGGCAACAAAGATATAAATTTGCCGAGGTTCAATACCATAGTGCTTTAGAACGGATAATGTCTTTTCTTTGAGGATTTCAGTCCGTTTATAGGAAGGAATTGCGATTATCCAGTCATTACTAGGCTTTTTGAGTTTCCTTGTTTTAGAGACCATCATTTGAAGTTCGTTCCTACTAATAACTTCTATTTCCTGTCCGTTTATAGATAGATGGGTGCTACAATCAGTAAAACATTAGATCGAGTTCTCGGAAAGCTTACATATGATCCTGAATATGAAAAAGCATCCGCAGCTTCAAAAAAAGAAGCAAGAGCAGTTCGCACAGATTTCTTAGAAGCAATTCATGTTGAAAAGAAGAGATTACGTGATCAAATCAAAGATAATCAATTAACGCCTATTGGATCTACACTTATTACAGCAGCATTACAAGAAATTTCTACATATTTAGATACAAATAAAGATGCATCACCCGATGAACTTCTTGATAAGAAAGTGGAAATAAGTGAAAAGATAGAACAACTCTATCAAGATGATCAGCCTAGAATATATTTTATAAGTATTCTAAGTACATTTACATCTCAGGCAGAACTTGCTCATACTTCAAATAGAATTGATGATGATACTTATAAAAAAGTTAAGGATACAATT